CGTCAGACACAACAGAGAAGAAGGCTATCACAGAGACAACAACCGCCGAAATTCTAAAGCTTGCCGCAAGTGGTAAGCTTGGGACTTATTCCCTATAACAAAACAATAATATTCTAAACAAGGAATTACACAATGGCTATTACAAATACAGACTTCCAGAATATCGCTCTCGCGATTTCTGCCTACACAGACGAGCTTTACACCTTCGAAAAGAAGTTGAACTCGACTGGCATCGTCGGCTCCCGTGACGACATCACTGCTGAAGGCGAAAGCTTTATTGGTCAGTTCCGCTGGTACAAGCCACTGAACGCACAGATCAACGTTGCGTCGCTCTCTAACCCAGCCGATGGTCTTTACACTGACATCACCACTGATGTTGCACAGTACATCAAGACTGTTCGCACATTCGGTGCCAAGCAGGTAAACCTGCAAGAGGTCGTTTCTAAGCAAGACGGTCTTATGAAAATCGCCCGTGACTTCGCTGAAGTCCGTGGTCAAGACGAGCACAACGGCCTGTTGGCTGTTCTCAAAGGTGTCGCTGCTTCTGAAGTTGCTCTTGGTGACGCTGGTGGTGTTGGTAACGGTGGTTTCACAACCTTCGATACAGACGCCGATGCCGCTGCTACAGGCTTCTTCGTTGACATTAACGCTGATGGTCTCTTCGGTGCCGCTGCTACTACTTCTGTAGACGCCCGTAAACTGTTCGATAGTTCTGCTGCTGGTGCCGCTCGTGGTGAGCGCCTGTTCCAAGCAATTGGTATGGCCTTCAAAGACTACGAGCCAGACTACATGTACATGGTAACTAGCCCTGAGAACATGGCTGAATTCCGCGCTGCTAACTTGGTTGATGATATCATCGTCACCGATGGTAACCTTGAATTCTCCACAATCTTTGGTGGCAAGTTCCGCTTGATCCCAACTCGTGCTAACCAGATGATTGCTGGTGCTGCTGTTGGTGACTTGAACGTCATGTCCACAAAAGCTACCTTTGTCATTAAGCCAGAGTCCGTCACTTTCTCTCCAATCGGTGTTTCTACTCCTGTTGAAGTTGAGCGTGCTGCTGCTGCTTATACTGGTGGTGGTTCGACTGACATTTGGTACCGCTACGGTTCCATCATGCACCCTTACGGTTACGACTGGGCTGGCGCTACTAACGTCTTCGCTACGAACGCTTCTTACGCCGCTGTTGGCGCTTGGGGCCGTAAAATGGACGCTCTGAACTTGGGCATTCTCCCAATCTTCCACGCTTAATCTCAGGAGGGACTAATGGCACTAGTACTCAACACAAATAGCTATGTCGATACCACTGAGGCTGACTCCTACTTCGACAACCGCATTGATAGCCTTAGCTGGCTCACTTCCAGTGCGGAGGTCAAGGAGCAAGCCTTGGTTACTGCAACGCAGATAATCGACGAAAATGCTTGGATTGGGTCCGCTGTTAGTCCTTCTCAGGCTCTTGCTTGGCCACGGAACAACGTCACCTACTTCGATCCAAAGATGGGTCAGTTGGTTGATGTTGCCGTGGACGAGGTTCCAAACAGAGTAAAGGTTGCTGTCTATGAGCAAGCCTTTCACTTGATCGAGAACCAAGATCTTTTAGGTGGACAAACCCAGACTTTCGAGTCTATCAAGGTTGGATCGATTGCCCTGACAGACTCTAATGAGGATGTAAAGAAGGTTCCGATTAAGACACCTAACGCTACCCGTGTTATCAAGCCTTTGCTTGTTAAGGGTGGTACTAGCACTTGGTGGAGGAGAAACTAATGTCCCTAAGAACTACGATCGAAAACGCTGTAGACAAAGCTTTTGCAGCCGTGGGTGATCTTGTTCAGACAGGAACTCTTTCCTCTAAGAAGGTAACGGGCTATGACTTTACAGGAGGTGGAGCTGTTTCTACCTCTTCAACCACAAAAGTTGAAATCATCGTGACAAGCACCAAACGGCCCCTATCAGAGTCTTTTGAGACCTTTGGTATGTTGAAATCTGGTCTTGACGTTTCAATCTATGATACACTAACAATCAATAACAAAACGTATAACATTGAATCTTACGCTGATGATGATTTCGTTATCACCCTAGTATTAGTAAGAGAGGAC